AATAAACAACACGAGAGAATAGGCACAATGGATCAAATGTATGATGAAATACAGACCCCCTTATTGTTGTGTATATTGTATTTCTTGTTTCAATTACCCATTTTCAAAAGACTCTTGTTTAAATATTTCCCCTTTTTGTTTTTTAAAGACGGAAATATCAATATTTACGGTTATTTATTTACGAGTCTTTTATTTGGGGTCATGTATTATATGTTATCCAAGACAACTACATTGTTTGGCACATTTTAGTAGTGTCTTTGTTTAGTGTCTTTGTTTAGCGTATTATTTATAATATAAATTTTATGTCTATTTATAAATAATACCGAATAAAACCATGAATCAAACCATGAATCAAACGATTAATGATACAATTACCAAATTAATAGACAATATTTCCTTTTTGAAAAACAAACAAAGAGAGAAAATCAATCTTATTTTGGATAGCGGGTCATTTAATGGGGGATATTTAATCGGATCCTTATATTTTTTAAAAGAACTCGAACAAAAAGAATATATACAAATAGATAAAATATACAGTTGTAGTATTGGTTCTCTTGTAGCGGTTTTATACTATGCTGATATATTAGATTTATACAATGAATTATACTGTATGGCAATTGATCATTTTCGAAAAACGGGAATCTTTGGTAAAAATAAAATATTAAATAAATTGAAGGAGAGACTTCCGGATGATATTTGTCACCTGGTTCATAAAAAGCTCTATATTAGTTATTACGATTTAAAAAAAAAGAAAAAAATAGTAAGATCCACGTACAAAAATAAGGACGATATCATTGAATCAATCAAACGCTCCTGTTTTTTTCCACTATTGTTGGATAATAATTTTATTTATAAAAATCGATATGTTGACGGGTTGTTTCCATACATCTTTCCTGAAACGAATTCCCAGATTTGTCATAGTCAACGCAACAGCAAAAACTTGTTTTTAGATTTATACGGATTTGATAAATTTAAATTTATATTTTCAGTAAAAAATGAAAAAAGCAGTTTTCATCGTATTCTTAGCGGATTACTTGACACTCATTTGTTTTATATGAAAGAAAAACCCACGTATATGTGTAGTTATATAAATGAATGGACGATTGTAAATAAAATTTATTATAAAATAGTAAGACCCATTATCGAGTTTATTGTTTTTTATATAATTTATTTTTATTATTTTGTAAAAAATAAAGTAATGACGAGAGAAAGCCGCGAATATTTAAAAAATCGCGCTTTTATTAAAAACTTGTTTGAAATCATACACTATGTTAGACGCGTTTTATTTCAATATTATTTTTTGTAAAATCACCCAGCCCTTCTAAGCAGAAGCCAAACTCAAACTCAAACCCTAACCCAACATCTAAAAAAAGAATCCGCGTTTCTTTTGCGTCCTTTTCTTGTTTTTACCGTTTTTCTTACTTTGAACCCGCAATGTTTTTAAGTGCTTTTTTTTAAGCTTTCCATAATTCTTGGTTTTTACCTTTGCGATTTTTATTTCTGCCGGTCTATAAGATAAAAACCATTCTTGAAATTCCTTACCGCTTCTGTCTTGTTTTAATTCCCGAAATTTTTGCGCCTTTTCAGACCTAATTTCCTCAATTGTTTTTTGATGTCCGTAACAAAGTATATTAAACCGTTTCAGCAAACCTTTTTGACTTAATCTATTTTTTTGTTGTAATTCAAATAAATAGTTTGCCATACACAAAATGCGGTCTACATTATAGTATTTTTTTTCAGCATACACAAAAGCCAAATAATAACTCAACATGGTGTCAACCGTCGCTATTTTTATTTTCTGCCCTCGAATCGTAATTTGATTATAGCTATGGCAAGCAATCGGCTGATATATAAAAGCAATTGTATCTTTTCCAATCATGATTTGGTAATTTTTTGGAATCACATCCCCAACTTCATCATTTACTATAATACGAGCGTTATTTACATCAATATCTTTTAATCTTTCCACCACGATTTCAGCAGTTAATTCAGCATCTTCAGAAATGACATCAAAATCCGGTATTTTTTTGACTTGATGGTGTATTTCTTTTGGCATATACTTGGCATACATTGACATGGCATATCCGCCAAAAAAGACGACAGATTGATTCACTAAAGTGTTTTTCACATTATCATAAATCTTGGCTTCTTTTTTGTCATCGCTCATTTCTCTTTGAAAATCAATATCAGTGCAATTTTCTGTTTTGAGTGGATAGTTTTTATTCAAGAGTGTCAATCTTTTTAATATTTTTTCCCATCGAGAGATATCGCCCGCGGGGCGACTTAGTTCAAGGTACATGGACATTCTTAAAAAATTTGCGGGTGCGTATAAAATACCGCCGACACTAATACTTTCGCGTTTAATGCTTTTATACAAATCGACATGTAACAAGGTAATATCGGCAATCGGAATAAAATTCACAAACACCTTGTATGTTCCGTGATGAACCCCCGATTTCGCTTCCACCTCGGGGAATCCTGCGTTAAAATATAATTCCGCCAATTCTTTCGCATCGTCTAATGCGCGTGGACTAAAAAAATCGTAATCCGGGATTTCAACGTCTTTATCATAAAACTGTTCTTGTTTGGGAAGTATATTATTAATGGCAGTGCCACCGTAACAAATGAGACTTTTTTTCTTGATAAAATTTTCAACAATAGTTAATATTTTGGTAATATCTGGAGAATTCACAGCTTTTTTACGAACCATGTGTTCTGCTTTATCTACAGCGGAACGTAAAATGACTAATTCACAATCTTCAAATGACATATTTTTATCGCATAATTTATTCATATTTTCCTAGATATATTATCTACTATAGGTAGAGATAATATATTTTACACCTATGGGTTAATCCCTAATCCCTAATCCCTAATCCCCTACAGACCCTCTAAATATTATAACTATAATTTTTAGTGGTTACTGTTCGTGTCTCATAACTCACCTCGGGATCTTGAGGAGTTGGTGCGGGTACAGTGATTGGTATATCGCGTAAATTTTCTGGTTTCAATACAAAGGCGCAGCCAGCGTCCTCAAAAAACTTGTTGCTTTCTTGTAAATTCACATCATTCAATTGAAAACGCATGGCAATCATTTGGCAACCGGTGAGTCTTGCCGCGGCGGCACTTAGATTTGGCGGATTGGATCCTTTATCAGGCATGGCAATCGTCATATTTTTTTTATTGAAATTTTGTAATTCCGAAATATCGGGAGTGTTTTTAATCTCATAATTTCTAAGAGCGCGCATAAATACTGAATTACTCAAAATATTTACATATTCATACAAATTGCGATTATCGGTAAATGCTTTGTTACTATTGTCAATGATCAAAATCATTTTCTTGGACAAATCAATTAATTTGGTATTTCCAAAATTCGTCTTTCCGTTTTCATAACTTGTGCCGGGTCCCATAAAATATTTGTCATAACTATCAAATATAGTTGCTAAATTCTGAAACATTTTTTGATTACTACTTTTGATTCTTAAATGAAGTAAGATGGGATCATTTGAGTTAGGTGCACCTGTATTTGAAAAACCGTAATTTACAATGATTTTCATGGCATCTACAAAAGGAACACTATTGAATGTTTCCTTAATATAATAACTATCGCTAGTTGAAGTCGCAATCACTGGTTGATCATTGATTGAATAGATTTCAAAATCGAGCCCCCGACAACCTTGTTTTAGAACATTTGTTAAATTACACGTATTTACATAATCATTCTTGTATGAGCCGCCACTACAACAATTATATGCGGTCTTAATATAATAATCTTTCAATGTATAATTTGAATTGGGGTTTGCTGAATTGATCGACTGTATTTTTCCATTCATGGTTCCGTACGTTTGGTTCATATAACTACATTCGCGGTTCATTAAATTTTTCATGTACAAATAATAACCGATAAAGACAATGACTATGATTATCATAAAAGATCCAATAATATATGAAACAACATTGTCTCGATTAAATATATTTTTAATTTCGTCTTTGATTTGTTTATCCATCTTTTAGTAGTATCTATTATATACTAATAAAAGTATTTTAAAATTATTAAAGTATTATAAAATTTATATAATTAATAAAAATATTTAAAATCAGTTAAATATAAATTTATTACTATAATATAATAGATATAGATAAATGAGTGGAGGATTAATACAATTAGTTTCAGCAAGTAATCAAGATATTGTCTTGACCGGAAATCCAAGTAAAACATTTTTTAAATCGACATATCATAAATATACGAATTTTTCATTACAAAAATTTAGACTTGATTTTGAAGGATCCAAGACTTTGCGTTTGTCAGAAGAATCCAATTTTACATTTAAAGTAAAGCGTTATGCGGATCTTTTAATGGATTGTTATTTGAGTGTAGATTTGCCAAATATATGGAGTCCTATATTTCCGCCAAATACCGACGCCGCCAGTACAGAAAATAATAGTGGCGCGTGGATTCCATATGAATTCAAGTGGATCGAAAATATTGGAGCACAAATGATATCGCGAATTACGATTACTTGTGGAAATCAAACATTACAAGAATATTCAGGTTCCTATATACTGGCAATGGCGCAGCGCGATTTTTCTGCGGAAAAGAAGGCGCTTTTTGATAAAATGATTGGAAATGTTCCTGAATTAACCAACCCGGCAAATTCGGGTAGTCGTGTGAATTCATATCCAAACGCATATTA